CAAATACAGTGCAACTCACTGGAAGTCTTGATTCTGGGTTATCCAACCATGATTGGACCCGACCAGTGCGGGAGATTAGTGATGTTGTCATTAAACTAAGTCTTCAAGATTTGGTGGTTTATAGTATGGTCCTTTTAAGACCTTGCCATCTTCTCGATAAATAGGGTTACCATCTGCATCAAGTTTTGACATATTACTTTGATGTACTCTGTACATAGCTTCATCTAGATCCCATCCCATATTAGCAGCAAATTGATAGCAAACATAAACTAAATCTGCTAATTCTTTTAAGCAATCCGCATGGCAACTAGGACTCGAACGATATAACGTCGCTTCCGCTTCCAGAAACTCCTTGAATTCCTCCGTTATAAGGTTCCGCTGCTTTGTACGTGCCGGTAGGCCTTTTGAATTCGATATCTGGTAGGCCCGACGAAAACTCTCCGCTTGGGAACTCAATAGAGTCATATGATTGTCTGGGTAGATTTTTAAGGTCTCTGTTTCTGGAGTATTGGAGGAAGTCTCGTTCATTCTCTAAGTAATGGATGGCTTTGTTTAAATCAGATAATTGAGCATTATAATCTCCCTTATATCCGTACCTACAAATATATTTAATTGCATTTCCGAGATGGAAGTTTAAGCTTTGTTCTCTAATAAAATCCCAAACATCATAGCTTCCTCTTCTATAGTATTCCATTTGTGAACTAAGTTGGTGAGTGAATTTCCTAAAATAAAATTTTGTTTTTGTAAAGCTAATAATAATGTAGTTATTTCTTCTTTATGATCGTGGAATTCAGATTCTAATTTATCTTTCATTACCCTCATTCTCAGATCCTGTTCTACTGTTAATGTAGTAATCGGAGCTGGGAGACCATAATCTCGCCTCTTTCTTTTTGAAGTCATAATCATTAACAGTAAGAATTTTAGCTAATCTAGCATTTACTAATGCATCTGTTTCAGTTAAGTCCTTAGACTCGAAAGCTTTTACCACAGTTTTCCATGAATAACCTTCTTTATTAAAGAGTACATCAGCTCTTTTTACTCCTATACCTGGTACTCCTGAATATCCATCAGTTTGATCACCAGCTAAGGTTTGTATTAGATGCCACTTATCACCCTCTTCAGGTGTGATTGTGAATGTTTCATCTAAATTATATAGTTGACCAGGTATTTGTCTCATATCCTTATCAGGACTAACAATAGTATTACCTGGATTTTTTGTGGCATATATTCCCATTGCATCATCAGCCTCTAATTCAGGCATGATAATGACATCATACTCAGTCTTGAGTTTGTTTATAACACGTCTATATCCACATGGTTTTTTTCTATTTCTATGTCCTTTATATTCAGGTAAGATTTTTTTCCTGAAATTCTTAACATCAGAAAAGAATAGTATTAGATCAGAGAATGACCCAAATTTGTCTTTAATTTTAATGAGCTCTCGTATTGTTGCAGTGTATGCATCATTGAAATTGCTAGTAACAAGGATAGTGTCGTCACTCCAATCAATTTCAGTTTCGGCTGCAGCACACGATTTATATACAATAAAATCTGCATCGATTAATAGTTTCATAGGTGGTTAATGGACATCTGCCCAATTTAATCCTGTCTTTGCTTCAGCAGCTACAGGGCATCTCATTTTATAATATTCTCCAGCTTGTACAGCGGTTGATTCAAGACAACCTTTCATATAACCTACTATATTTGCTGGACATTCATATTGTAATTCATCATGTACAAACGCTAATTGATGGGTATCTTTTGGTAGGTGCTTATTGGCTAGTACCATCCATCTTTTGGCGATGATCGCCGCCGATCCTTGGAGTAAGTAATTGAGGGACTTATGCCCTTTGTCAACGAGGATATGACGATTGTCGAGTCCACGGACATAACCTCTCTCACTAGCTTTACGTACCCCTTCCAGAAGTTCTTTAAGACCTGGAATGGCCTCAACATAAGCGGAACGGATTTCTGTACCTTTCTTCTGTGCTTTTGCATCGGATAATTGTTTATCATAAGAGTGTCCTATCTTGCGATCCCCAGCCCCGTAGAGGAAGGCATAAGTGACTGTTTTAACTTGCTTTCTGGAGATTCCGATTTTATCGGCGTTTGTTTGATGGATGTCTCCGTTGATGAGTATATCAGCGTACCTACCGCTGTCATAGCGTGCCAGATAGTGAGCCAACATCCTAAGCTCAATACCGCTAAGATCAGCGCCGACCATGACCATGGAAGGCGAGGCGGTAAATAATTTTCTGAATCTTTCATCTGATGGTACTTGACTTAAATTTGGTTTACGATGAGCACATCTAAAAGTAGATGTAGCTACTGAACAATGGTGATGAATTCTGCTACACGTCGTAACAAGCTTCTGCCATGCGTTCACGCCTTCTGATATCATCCCTAACTTTTTCGTCAGATCCAGAAGTTTCAAAAAATGAAGAGCTATATCCGTCCCAATATCCTTGAGGACTATTTCGTCTATTACGGGCTTCCCTGTCAAGGTCGTTGATGAGGGAGTCCAGCCATAGTGTGTTTGTAGTATCCATGCAATATGATCTCTAGAGGTAGGATTTAGATCTTTTAATTTAGTGAAAGTACATCCTTCAACATATCCTTTTGTTCGGTTATTTCGTTTAGGAGTAAATTCTGGTCCTGCAACGTAAGGATGCCTGTCTCGTAATAATTTACAAGTTTGTTCATACTCTCCACGGAGAGAAGACTCAAGTTCCCGTGCAGCGCTTTCATTAAAGTACCATCCATGGATTTCTTGTTCAGTAAGTATTTTTGCTACCTGATGTTCTAACGTAATCCAGTCAGGTATGGGTGAAAGTGGTCGCATAATTTTGTAGTGACAACGACATCTTGTTCACAATATTCTTGCATTTCTGGAGACCAATCAGACCAGTCGGTAGTCTTACCAAACTCTCCTTTATGTTCTCCTAAACGATAGCCGTAAGCCTCAAGAGAATGTGAACCATATAATTTAGTAGGCATATCTTTCCATTTATTCTTATTATCTATATCATATAAGTCAGGATGATATAAACGAGATAACAAAAGAGTATCGATAATAACAGGAGGATACTCGAAATAAGGGTATAACCGTTTGATAAGAGGAAGGTCAAACCCAATAATGTTATGACCAATAACGCTCTCAGCCATGGAGATCCAGGATATGGCGGTGGTAATGCTGTACCCACTCCCGCCAGCCATCGGTAAATCTTTTGGATTCTTTGCATAGGGCTGGTCATTGAACGATTCAATTCGATTCTCCTTGACCCAGTATAACGATACACAGTGTATTCTGGTGGCATTTCTTAATAATCCGTTAGTTTCAGTGTCAATTACTAGTGTCCCTATGCCATCTGTAGGTTTTGTCAACGAATCTAGCACGTTTAACGGCCTCTTTACTAGGTGGTTTAGGTTTAATTAATTCAGCTGATTTATTTCCTTCATTGAATTTATACCATGGGTGTTCATATATTTCATATATATCAGGTTTAGAAATCAGTGGTCGTGTTGAATTTGGGTTCAGCTTCATGTTCAATAAATCTACAGGTTGATAAATCGTAGTCTAGTTCACATGCGGGCCCAACTTCGCCTGAATAGCGATTCTTAAGCACTCTAACAGTCGTAGAGCTTCCAACGCCATCGGTCTGCTGATCTCTTTCGAGGGCAACGACAGTATCTGATATTTGAGCAATGGAATGAGATCCTCTAAGTGAGGACAAACTAACTCTTCCTCCTTCCTCATGACTGTGCTTGTCATTTGATGTTCTCCGCAAGTGCGATACTAAAAATAAGGTTATTCCAGTTCTTTCAACTAGACTTCGTAAACGTGTCATGGTTGTATCTATCATACGCCTCTCATCACCATCTAAGCCACTAAGTAGTATGCTTAAGTGATCGAGGAATATAATACGACACTCCAATCCGGTCGCCATATATTCGATTCTATTATAAACCAAATCCGGTTCGAAAGAACCAAAGCCATCAAAAAGATAGAGATGCCAATTGGCAATTGTGGATTCAAAAGCAGATTTGAGTTCTTCTTCACTATGTTCTCCTAGATTTAAATTCTTTCCAACAGCTGTGGACATCAATCCAAGTGCTGTTCTTCTATTACTTGCTTCAAGCTCCAACATCCCAACATGTTCGCCTTTATTGAGTAGGTCAGTTGCAATGTGACGGATGATTGAGGTTTTTCCGGCTCCAGAGCCAGCAGAAAATGTAACAAGTTCTCCGAACCTGATCCCGTGTAATTTTTCGTTAAGTCCTCGGAAGGGGTACTCATGATCGAATGGTTTTTGTGGTGTAGTTACTAATTTTAGTAGCGTCTTTCCATCAATAATACCATCAGGTCTAAACGGTTTAGCTTGCCATATAGCCTTTCGTATCGCTTCAGCATCGTCAGCTTGTAACGCCTCTGAGGGGTCATTGTAAGCCTGGAGGCAAGCGATCTTGACCTTGCCAGGTGGTAAGACGCTAGCCGCCTCCTCCGCTGCCTTACGGCCTGGAGTGTCGGCATCGAAGAATAGTACGATCTCCTCATAACCCTGGAATAGTGGTACTTGTTTTTGAATGTCTTTTTTAGCTGATGCAGCTCCATGAGGTAATGAGACCATTGGCCAACCTGGCATTGCCTCATAACATGATGCTGAATCTAATTCACCTTCAGTAACAACAATGCGTTTACCAGTACTAGGAAACAAATGCTGACCGAATAAAGTATCAGTGGAAACTCCTTCATAAGTGAAAATTTTCTTTCTTGTTTTTATTTTAACTCCAGCGAGGACTCCGCTTTCTGTAAAGTATGGAAAGCGTAAAGTATCTCCGTCTCTGTAAATCCTGAAGAATTTGCAAGTTTTCTCAGAAATTCCTCGTCTTCGTAGAGCTTGTGCTTCTCCTCTGAGTTCAACATATTTAGACATTGGTGATTGTGAATAAAGATTTATACCTTCTGCAGGTGTGTAAGTACGACATGAGTAACAAAATCGTGAGCCATTAGAATACAAACTATTCGCATCTGATGACCCACAATTATTACAAGGTTCATGTCTTACAAATTCCCCTTGCTCTAACATTATATCAACCAATCAAGTGGGATATTATGGAATGATGTCCATGGTATATCATGTTTCTCACACCATTGAGCATAAGTCGTCTTAGATTTCTTAGATATTGTATTATAAGGTGATTGAAAGACCATCCTTAAATCTAAGTATGGGTTATCTTTTTTAACTGCGAGGATCTTACGTCTATCTTTTGCATCCCAGTATCCTTTTGCCTCCAAGTGGACATGGTTAGGGAGAACAAAATCGGGAACATAATAATGATCGATAGTATAAGAGACTTTTGTAGACTCGTAATCATATGATACTCCTAGTTCTTTTAAAAGATCAGCTACCCTTTCTTCTAATTTCGACCTAAATTTAATAGGTTTATTTTGTTTATCTTTTAATTTAGCATAAGCTTTCTTAGCCCATGCAAGAGATTCTTCTTCAGAAGTCTTCTTCTTCTTTTTCATTTGGTGGATCAGCTATATCAGTTGTGAATCCTTTTGTTTTACCAAATAGATCAGCAACCTCAGTTTCGTTAAGGTCTCCTGCATCAACACCAGCCATATCTTTATTTAACTCGACAACTTGTATACCAACCAACTTAAGAGAACTACCATAGGTAATCCCATCCCGTAGGATATAAGGTTTTTGGTAGAAACCAAGTTTAACAGTAGATCCGCCATATAAAGGTATCTTGGTATCAGTTACAGGTGTACCTTCTGTATCAACTACAGGAGGTTTTCTATCTTCTCCCCATGAGAATTTTAATTTATACTTCCCTTCAGCTACCTCTTCCCAAGGTGTTGGTTTACATGTAGCTCTCTTAGGGTTTTTGAGCTTGGATTCTGCCCATTTTAGGACATCACTCCTCTCTGTTTCTAGCTTGTCAACCATTTCAGGGCCAACCACAGCCGATAAAGAATAACCAAACTTACCAGGTTCTAGTATAGCTTGATAACCCTCTAATTTAACATTATCAGTTACATGTACATTTTTATTCGACATTATCATTAACCCCATCTAATGCGTCTAGGTCTTTACCAGCCTTAGCAGGTGATAAGGCTTTTAATTCAGCCTCTACCTGTAGTCTAGTCTTAGCTAGCTCATCAATACGGTTATCGATAACTGATAATTGCTTCTCGTACTCTTCTCTACGAGCTTGATCTAATGATTCTTGAGTAACTACTACTACTCTAGTAGGAGCAAAGAAGCTATCAAGAATTGATGGATAATTGTAAACGTTTGAGTAACGCATGTTTAACAAAAAAAGTATGTTGAGTCAATCACGGTTTCCGGTTTAAGGTCACCAATGATCGGTGGGTCAGTTTCCGCACCAATTTGATGTGCGAAATCAGTTAAGTAATCACGTTCAGCAAATAAATGCATGTACGTTTCCCTAATTATAGCTGATAATTCGTCCATGTCAATTGATCGACACAAAACGCTATCATGTATCAAAGCTATAGGGTTATTAAATCTTATAGCTCCAAGGTGCAGTAGTGATGCATCTAGAGAATGTATAAGATTAGGTGCAGTTGCAGCCTTGTGTCTAGTAATGTCTACCTTATTTTCTTCTTCAGTAGCAACTGATAAAACACAACGGCCTAACAACTGTAAGTCAAACCTTTCAGTTTTCTTTTTCATTATCCGTTGTTTAACTACAAAACCAGATGGTGTAACCCATTCTAATTCAGTTAAACCACGTTTAATAGCTTTAGAGACCTCTTCTTCTATCCATTTCATGACAGACATAGGGCCAGGGACAACATTATGCATGGCATCCCTGACCGCCTGTACGGTAACGGTTAGATCTTCCTTGTCGATCTCTATTCCTTTTTCTTTTAAAGCATCACGAATGTACGATCTATTAGAGAAAGGTTTAGCATTGTAGGGTATAGTCATGACTGTTCTTTTAACAATCTTCCTATCCATTACTTGTTGTATGTGAATAGGACAATAGGGTTTGGCTACATCCGCTACAATCTTATATGCGTCTTGTGGCCTATCAGCAGGTAACACATTGACGAGTTGTGCTGTCTTTTTATCTCTCGCTAAACCTGCGAGGATCTGAAGGCCGCTACATGTAGCGTCTGTTGCTACAGGTAGACCAGTAGTTTGTTTATCTTTAGCAATAACTACATGGTAATATTCATCACATGCCGCTAGAAATTGCCAAGGCTCATCCGCTGCCTCCCAGTCACCAAGATTATCTATAGGATCTTTAGCTACTCTGGTAATCAACGGTCTGTTATCGTCAGTCCATTTCAATCTCTCAGTCATTGTACTCTTATCCAAACCATAAGTAGTAGCAACTTGAAATGCTAACCAAATCTTACCTCTTTCAGTAATATACGCTTCATCAGCGAAGATTAAGAGTGATTTCCCAAAATCTGTATCCTGTGGAGTAAGAAA